CCCCCAGTGGCCACGAACAATTGGTGCGCTGATAGTCGGGATGGCGTTGTGCGAGCTCCTCGAGCGGCCCCCAATGCATGACAAGAGACAATAGTGTGTTGAACGCTGTGGTACCGGGCCAACCAGTGACGACCCTACCAGTAGTCTTGTATTTGTGGCCGGCACGCGTGTAGCCACCATGACGGGTAAAGAGACTAACAATGAACTTGTGCAACACGTCCGTAATCCACTTGCCAGTGCGGAGCGCGCGTGCAAGGGCAAGGGCCACACGTAAACGAACTGTTGCGTCAAACGTGGTACAATCAATGTCGTAGTATTTAACCTGCCTGATCATGCGCGTCCGATTGGCCCAAAATGATATTGCCTCGGCGGAAGCACCAGGAGAGTAAAACACATGCGACCTGTGTGACAACAATTCACCCATTGTCTTGGAAAGGCTATGGAAAGTGGGGCCAAGACGTGCAACAGTTGTGGGCCGACAATTTTCTATGTTCCTTGGTTTCACGTCGTCACCCTTACCAATGAGTTTCTCGTGTTTGACGAAGCTCTCGTGGCGGAAGTCATCGACGTCAACACCACGTTCCCTGTTTGTGATTCGGGCAAGGTTGAGGATGCGTTGCATGGTCGATGTGAACCGTGATACCCAAGTTTCCCAACGCGTCGGGCGGAATGTGGGTGGCGCAACTGGTACCATCTGACAATAGCGTGTGAATTTCAAGACAGCCTCGTCGGTGATGGCATCAAATTGTTTCAGGAGACGCTCGGTGATGGCAACGGCCTGGTTGTGAGGCCCCAGGTCAGGAACAAGCGGGCGGCTACGTGGCCACACGTGACCAACAGCGTCCATTGCACGCATGGGAGGTTTCTGGCGATTGTCGGCGTTGTACAAAAACTCGGGATTCGGTTCAATAGCACGACTAGAAATGGTACGTAGTTGAAGCCCGAAAAAATAACTCACAGGAATCAACAAGTTTTCATGTGCAGCGGCGAATGCCAAACCCGTGTTGGCCTGGTATGTGTAGGGAACCATATAATTAAACCAGGCATGCGCGAAGGCAGCGAGGAAAGGCCCACCAGGTAATGTGTGCAACAATTGAAACCCAAGGTGTGGCAACGCGCGATACGGACTGCGGAAAGCAATCACCTCCATTGCGACAAAGGCGAGCCTGAAGCCGACAAATTGACTCACGACGGCCTCCTCAACTACGGCAATCATCACACCCGAAATCGCGGCTACCTGGAGGATACTCGGTGGAGGGTTGAGGCGAATTTTCAAAGTGTCGCCTGTAGCAATTCTCCCGAGGCAGTCGACGTTGTACCATACGCGCTCATACCACGCGAGCGGCTCGTAATGATCGATGGTGCAGCCAGTAACCAAACGAGAAGAAAAAGGAGCAGGGCCCGGACGGACGACAGCAACACACACGACACTCACAAAGTAGATTGCGACAAGTGTACGTATGATAAAATGGGGTCCACAGCGGAAAGCGATGGATTCTCGAATGTGGCGCAGAGTACTAAGCGGTCCCTTGATGAGTTGTTCCGCATAGTCAGAATACGTGGCCTGCAGGCTAGCGACGGTGCTAGCGTTTGCTGCTGCGTCCCGACGCAACCAGGCTTCGCACAGTGCAACCACGAACGGGATGGCCCTCGGGTCATCATCACTGGCTTTTGTGAGCTGAGCGGCGCGAGACAATACGGCGGCCCGACCATCTGGCGTGCGAATTCCAACTTGCAACATTTGTGAGTA